ATAGAGCTCCCGTGAAGGAATACATTCTGGACTTGGACAAACCAAGGGAGCTCCGTTTTGGGTTTAAATCTCTTCGTGCAATTAGAGAGAAATTCGGAAACAAGAGCCTTAGCGAATTGATGAATATTGAGGTGGATGAGATCCCGGTACTGGTTTTACATGGGCTGGCGTGGGATGAAAAAGCACTTACGCTTGATCAGGTTGAAGATTTATTAGATGCTGCAATCCCAAAAAAGTACACGGTTCTTGGAATTACGACTCTAATACTTGAGGCGCTTGCCGCACAGATGGGAATAGACACAAAAAAAGTCATAGCCGACAACCAGGAAGCGGAGAAGAAAAAGAAACAGCAGATAACAAAAAAGACCCCCTCTACGAAGCAGCGAAAAAAACAGCCCTAAGGATAGGGATCACCCATTTTGAGCTAGATGGGCTAACTCTTACCGAGCTCAACGAACGGATTGTCGGCTTTAATGAACGGGAGGACGAACGATGGCAAAGAATGGCCGTATTAATAGCCTATATTGTAACCGCTCTTACCGGAAAAGTAATAAAGGGCCGGGATTTGATGCCTAATGTCTTCCCTGAAAAGGCGATTGCTTCGAAGGAGGAGCAGCGGAAGGAATTAAATGCCATAAAGAAATCAGTGGGGATTAAATGATAAACTTTGGAGGTGTGTGATCGAAACAAAATCACTCTTAATTCGCATGGGTGCAGACATCTCTGCTATGGACGCCGGATTCAAGAAGGCTGACGGACTCATCCAAAAGAATAAAGAAAAGTTTAAGGCTGCGGGAAAAGCCATTGCGATCGCTGGGACGGCTATTGTTGGGACAATCGGGCTGATGGTAAAGGGCTATGTTAAGGCAGGCGATGAAGTTCACAAGATGTCACTCCGGACAGGTATGTCCACAGAGGCTCTTTCAGAGCTTAAATATGCGGCTGAAATAAGCGGGTCAAGCCTCGGATCCTTAGAGAAGGGCGTTAAAAAGATGGCAAAATCCCTGACAGATGCGGATGCCGGGCTTATGACTTATATTCGATCATTTGACCGGATTGGTTTATCAGTTCAAGACTTGATGGCTTTATCTCCTGAAGATCAATTTATGAAAATAGCTAAGGGTATCGCAGAGCTAGAAAGCCCGACTCTCAGGGCCGCCACAGCTCAAGAAATATTCGGGAGAGCTGGAACTGAGCTTCTACCTCTTTTTGCAGAAGGGGCTAGTGGGATGGAGGATTTAAGACAAAAAGCACGAGATCTAGGCCTTTCTATTAGTGGCCCTGCAGCAAAGGGAGCGGCGGATTTGAATGACGCCATGACGACGCTGAAGGGATCCTTTAAGGGCGTATCGATGGCATTAGCTTCTCAGTTAGCGCCTCTGATTGAGGGGGTTGCTGATAAGATAGCGAATGTGGCTATAAAAGTGAAGGATTGGATCAAGGAAAATCCTGTCCTGGCTAACGTATTGATGAAGGTTGTCGGAGCTGTGGGGATTCTTGCGGCTATTTTGGGTCCTATTTTGATATTGTTACCGGCTTTATCTGCGGGATTTATTATGTTATGGGGGGCAATAACCGGACCCATAGGGATTGTTATTGCGGCGGTTGCTGCGGTCGCCGCGGCTGCATTTCTTATCTATAAGAACTGGGAACCAATCAAGGGCTTTTTTTCCGGACTTTGGGAGTCAGTCACCGGCTTTTTCGTAGGGGCTTTTAACGCTATAAAGAGCAAGCTTATAAACTGGGCCGAAGGGATCGTAAGCGTATTGGAGAAAATTCCAATAGTCAAGAAGCTTGTAGGACCGTGGAGGGAATCGCTGGAGAAGATGCGCAGTGAGCTAGATAAAACTCACGTGCATATTGAGGACAAGACCGGCGCAATTTCATTTTCATTTACAGATTTAGCAAAGAAAGTAAAGGGAGCGGTCACTGGAATTATAGGAAAAGTGAAGACTTGGGTCAAGACAGTGATAGAGCCGGAAAAGATTATTGCTAAAACCAATGAGAAAATAGCCAGCCTCTACAAAACGCTGTCCGACGAATTGGCTAAATATGGGGAAACTGAGCTAGAAACAGCAAAGCGCCACAATGCAGAGAAACTTGAGGATAGAATAGCTACAATCAAGGCAGAAGAAGCCGGCGAAGCCCAAAAAAATAAGGCAATAGCAACAGCTAGGGCAGTCTTCCGAGCCGAAGATACGGCTCTAGATGAAGCTGATAAAGCAGCTACAATAGAAAGAGAAAACACACTAACCACAGAAATGGACGCCGCTTTAACAGGGTGGTATGCAGAAAAAGCCGCTAAACTAAAGGAATTTGCTGAGGCAGAAAAGGCAGCACAGGAGAAGCACTTAGCGGAATATAAAATTTTAACGGATTCCCTCAATCAATTAACAATGGATAAATGGACATATGAAAAGCAAAAATTAGACGATAGATATGAGGAGGAAAAGAAAACTTCTACAAATTTAGAGCTTTTATGGAGGGAATATCAGATTGAAAAATTGCGACTGGCAAAGGAAGAGGCAGAGGAAGAAGCGGCATTAAGAAAGCAGTCTTTAGAAAATACCCTTGCCGACATATCTGGTGTATTAAACCAAATCGGGTCACTTTTCCGACAGAGCTTTGAGCTTAAAATGGATCTGATTGATAGGGAAGAGGATGAAAGGATCACAGCGATAAACAGCCAATACGATGCACAGATAGAGGCGCTTAGGGGCATTTCTGAGGCGGAGAAAAAGAAGACTGAGGAAGTATTAGCCACTATAAACAGCGAATACGATAAAAAGAAACAGCACATTTTGGACAATGTAAAGAATGAGGAAAAGCGGGCGCAGATGTTGGAAGCGCTAGAAAAGGCACGGGAGCAGGCGCTAAATGATGCGAGGGTAGATAGAGAAAAGGCCGAGAAGGACGCTGCGGATGCTGCAATTGTCCTTGAGGGCGAGAAAAATGAGGCGCTCCGTCTTGCCAGCGAAGAGCTGGAAAAGAAGAGAAGTGCAGCAAGAAGGACGGCAGCTAAACAGGAAAAAGCCGTGGCTTTATTATCCGCAGTTGTCAATACAGCGGCAGCAATAGTGAAGGCCCTCCCAAATATCATTCTGGCGGCTGCAGTAGGGATCCTGGGGGCCGCTCAGATTGCTATAATTGCAGCTACACCTCTTCCCCCGCTTAAAGAAGGGGGAATCGTGACGAGACCGACAGCGGTATTGGCAGGAGAAGCCGGCCCAGAGGCCATTATCCCGCTTGACAAGCTCAAAATGATGCAGCCAGCCTTCGCGAGTGGCGGATTTAAACAGTATAATTACTTTTACGGAGATATTAAAAATGCCGGAGATTTAGAGTTAATATCCAACAAGTTAGGTGAAAAAGTGAGGCGGTCACTTGAAAGAGGGTAACGATGAGTATAGCAAAACTTAAACTAATCGATTCTATTGGCCAAGAATATACTTTGCCAAAAACATTCGAGCTCAGGAGCGATCCGACCGGCCGGAGAACTAGCCTTATGGAAATGGCCTTTACTCACGGCGCAAAGGATGTCTCAGATTCTATGTTTATGTCAAAATTTATTGAGGTCTCTGGTAAAATATGGGCGGCCAACGATGCTGAATACAATGTAAAATGGGACGCTCTAGCGGAACATCTTATCAAAGACAATATCCAAATCGAGACTAGAGGGAGACGAATTAATCTCAAGAAAGTTGTAGGTATTACTCATGATTATCCTCTCCCGCTTGCCTATCCTTATGGAGAGGTTACGATATCATTCGAGGCTGCTGATCCATTCTGGTATACAGCGCTTGCTGTACAGAAGAAGATTATAATTGCCTCATCCCCAAACCTATTTGAATGGGATATTGGCGGTCAAATGGAAACATGGCCGCTTATCACTATTGCAAATACCAATGACAATTTTGACTTTACTTTTATAAACAAAACAGATGCTAACCGTACGCTCCGGATTATCGACCCAAACGCTGCGGCTGCTACCACGATTTATATTGATTGCGCGGCCGGAACGGTATTGCGGGGAACGACTAATATTATATCAAAATTCTCTGGGCTTTTCTTGAGACTTTTGGGCGGCCGCATGAATGAATTTTCCTATACCGGGGCAAACTGCACTTTAACTATGGATTATTACAACGCGTGGATATAATAGATGGCAAGGTTAGGGGAAAAATACAGGCTACATGAAGACCGGCTTCTTGGGATGTCGATCGGTTTTCCGGAAGTACCTTATACTCCATCAGAGCCAGGATCGCTTAGGGGCTTCAAGCTCATATTCTACGATGCGACTGATGCAAAAATTGGCGAATTGGGGTCGGATATAAAGACAGGAAAAGTCTCTGATATTCAGTTTGAATTAATGCCCCTAGGATGTGGGGCCTTCAGTTTTATCTGTGACGACTATCCCGGCTTTGATATTGCGTATAGGACAAGAGTTGATATCCACCCATATTTTGATGATACTCCCTGGTTTACAGGATTTGTCCAGACGCTACCGCAGCCGGGCAAAAAGAGACCATACGAATATACGGGTTTTGGTTTTTTCGATCAGTTAGATTGGATTATGGTAACAGAGACTTATGGACCCCAGGATATTCAGGACATTGTAAAGGATATCGTACAAAATATCGTAGCTCCAGATACCTCGATAATCTATAATGCAGCAAAGGTAGAGAATACTGGCTATACTATAGATGCTATTGATTTTTATTTAGTGCCAGCTAAAGAGGCGATCCAAAGCCTTGCTGATATGGCTACAGGATTTGAGTTTGGCGTGGATGATTCAAGAGAATTCTATTTTCGCGCTAAGGATACGGATGTAAACCATTCTTTTTGGGCCGGCAAGCACTTCCAGGAAGTGGAAATAATGGAGAATCCTTATACTATCAGGAACAGATTATATATTAAAGTCGGTCTCATTCAGGGCGAAGGATTCGGCTATATAAAAGAGGGAAGTAATTGTATTGGCTATGAGGAAGATGCGGCCTCAATCGCCGCATACGGATTGAGAGAAGCAGTGATCACAGCTCCGGACGTCCTCAATACCGATGACGCTAGAGAGTGGGCTAAGGATATCCTTTCCGTAATAAAGGATCCGGACATCGAGGCATCAATAAATAGTGTATTGTTAGATACGACCAGAACGAAGATTTCTGCGATAGGAAAGGCAAAAATAACTACACATGACGGGACGGAATACGAACTCCCTATTAAAAAGATAAATTATTCAATCTCTATCAGCGGGATTGTCGGGAAGATTGACTTGGGATATTAAAAAATGCTAGAAAATCAGATTTTAAAACAAATCAAGCAGCAAGCAAAAGAACAACGGTTAGGAGACAAGAGAGCAGAACAATTCTATGGACTACCTAAATCTGCGGTATATGATCCGCCCAATCTTGCCAATGGCAGCGAAACGACTACACCCATAACTGTAACTGGTGCGGTCTTAGGTGATTTTGTTATAGTTAGTTTTTCATTAGATTTACAAGGAATAAAACTTACAGCCTATGTCTCAAGCGCTAATGTTGCAACCTGCACATTTTCTAATCATACAGGTGGAGCTGTTGATTTAGGTTCAGGGACATTGAAGGTAAGAGTCTTTAAGCAATAAAAAACAGGAGGTTTAAAATGAGCGCTCTCCCCCAGGAAAAGTACAAAGATACTTATCAAAATTGGCGATATGATCCATTCCCGCCCGCTGATATGGCAGTTGAAAAGGAAGAAGACGATCTTGTTATACCCGCAGGCGCCCCATTCGTCATACAGCTTGTAGAGGTACCGCGTAAAAACGCCCCGACTACAGTCTTAGTTCGTGCGTACGACACAACGACTGCGGTTGACGACGACTCCGCGTCCGGCCAAAAAGTTTTGAAAGTCGCAGATACAGTAGGATTTGCCACAACCAATAAAGTCATCGTTAATCGCGGCGGGGTGAGAGAGGAGGAGTGCGTTATTGATACAGTCCAGGCTGGGATATCGCTTACTATGACAGTGGTTCTAGCTTCCACCCATACCGGAGTTCAAGCCGATGCGGTTGAGCAATATATTGACTATACAGAAGCCGCGGCCGCGCCAGCAGCAACCGAATTTAGGGTTGACTATCCGCCAGCAGACGGCGAGGGTACAGGGCTTGTTCAGTTTAATGCGGGAGATGCCACTAAAGTGGTTCGGGTCAATTATTGGGGTACAGGCTCGCCGATGAATTCGCAGATTTTAGATACAAAAGTTTCCTATCCCGCCGGTGATCCGGTAGATAATCAGATAATCGCCTTTGATACCGGCGCCCCCGCTTGGAAATACAATCCAAAGCCTTATTTTCACGAAGGACCCGTAATTTATAACGCTGGGGGCGAGAGCGAATCCTGTTTATTATTTCGATTCAAGCGAAGAGCAGAGGATCAGAAGGTTTACCTTGAGTTGAAGGGCGCTAAACTGCACCAGGGCTATTACAGCGAGCTCTTACAGCACAATCACGCAGCCGGAACCTTAGCCGGAGATGCCGTCGGTACGCATACCCACGCAAAAGGAACACTAGCCTCAGATGCGGTTGGGACGCATACCCACGCGAAAGGGACGCTCGCCGGATCTCAGGCTACCCATACTCACCTTGTTTCCGGGAATACGGGAAATCAGTCTGCTAATCATACCCATCTTGTCTCCGGAAATACAGGGGCTAAAACCGCCTCCCATACACATACAGACGGGACACTTGCGGGATCTCAAGCTAACCATACCCATTCAGTTTCGGGAGATACGGGCAATCAAAGCACTAGCCATTATCACAACATGAATGCTCATCGACATGATGGGGTTGTAAGCGGGGGCAGTGCGACCGGAACACCATCGCCATCAACTACACTTACCCAAACATCATCAGTTAATCATACTCATGGGGTGTCATTTACCTCCGGATCAGGCGGAAATGAAGCCGTCTCTATTTCAGGAAGTACAGCAAGCGGCGGG